AATATATTCAAATGTATGAGAACTAGCAACAATTTTACTTTGTTGATGGAAGAATACAGTGCTTCCTACACCAACAGTATTGATCAAGTTTTCTGCAAGAGTTAACGTAGTAATTCCAGACGTTACTGGAGTTGAACTATTTATTGTGTAGTAAATTGGGGACATTCCAGCAGTTGCAGCTCCATTAGATCCACCGCCACCGCTAATCGTAACATCAGGAGTTTCAGTGTACTGACTACCACTACTAATAATAGTAATGGAAGCAATAGACTCTCCTTCAAGAGTTGCAAATGCTGTTGCTGTCTCTCCACTAGGTCCAGAAGGAGCATCTAAAGTCACAGTAGGAGTAGAAGTATAACCACTACCTCCATTTGTCACAGTAATTGTTTCAACAGATTCGTATAATTCATCAAAGTAGCAAATTTGTCCGTCATATGGTCTATCTACATCAAGTTTTGCGGTTCCTGCAGAAGAACCTGATCCTACGTAAGTATGTGCTAATGTAGAAATTCCTAGATTAACAGTAAAACTATTTGATGAAGGAATAGATACTACTCTGAAAACAAAAGGTTGTTTTTCAGGATAATTTTTAGCTCCATATGCACAAGAGAATCCAATATCAGCAAGACTCACTCCCATGCCTACAGAGAAAGGATGTGCTCCACTGGTCGTAACTGTTGCCTCACCTGTAGTGTGAGTATATGCAACTCCACTTATAGTAGATGTTGTAATTCCAATATTAAGAATCACATTATCCTGTCCTCCTGCAGCTGAAGAGGTTACAAATCCTGTATACTGAAGAGGACTCTTACCATCTGAAACTAATCCATAAGTTCCAAAACTACAGTTACTATTGGCAATATCTGCTTGTCCTCCTTCATGACAAGTAATTGCTTCATCACAGCAAATAGTGAATACTGAGACTAACTGAGCATAACCTTGATTAGTTACTGCGACTCCCACTCCACCTTGATTGTATTGTGTGAAAGCATCTACGTTCATTGTCTTAAGTAATCGTGCCTGATTACCATCAATTCTTATTCCTACACCTGTGGTTGTATTACTTGTACAGTTTTGAACATATGGTCCTTTCCACTTACCACCACCAACGTTTTCTGCAATTTCTCCTGTAGGGAATCCGACTGCAGCAGCAGAACCTGTATGACCAGTAAAAGTCATATTTGCTAATTTAACTCCTTTCCTTACTGAAAAGATATCTTTATGTGCAGAACTTCCACTTACATTAACTGATCTTTGATCATCACCTACAATAGAAACATTAGCAGGAACCTCAATAGGATTTGCTTCCTGATAATTACCAGAAAGAACTTTAACGGTAGAACCAGACTGTGCTACTCCTACTGCAGCTGCAATGGTTAATTTAGCATTATCAATTGATGTTCCGTTTTTAGAATCATCTCCATCCTTGGCAACATAGAAAACATTAGGTGCAGAGTTAATACCAGATGCACCTGCGTCAATAGTTACATTATCACCGATAGTAACCTGTGAATCTGTAATGGTAACATCTTCATCACCAATTGTAATTTTATTAGTGCCACCATCAATGGTTACAGATGATCGACCTATGGTTAGGATACCGACCACACGAGCATCACCATCCACATAAAGAGCAGTGTTACCCGTACCAATTTGTACGGTTCCAATTCCATTACCAGAACCTAGTGTGGTTAACCCTACAACAGATAAATTATTACCAATCTGAACATCAGTTCTAAAGGTAGATATACCAATAGAATCTACATGTTGAACATCCTCATAAAATATAGTTCCTCCAACAGAAATATCTCCATCAAAATAGGCGACAGTTTGTAATCCTACCTTCCCAACATACAAAGGAAAATGAGCTCTTGCAGTTGTACCAATACCAACAGAGGATACTGTATGAATACCGACTGAGGTAGATCTCCATATTGTACTACCAGCACCTGCACTACCGCCTATTTCATCACTACGAATACCAACTAATTTTAAATGCTCATTATAAATTAAAAGATTTCCTGTAGCGATACCTGAGGCACTGCCTATAGGATAAGTAGATATACCAACATCATCTAAAGTATCAAACCTTACAGCACCACCTCCACCAAAGGTGGCTAACTGTTGCGTAACTCTATTGACAAATAATGTATAATTTTTAGATAAGTCTTCAATAGTAGCGAATTTCTTATCTAATGGGGTAAGAGGATCAGGTTTGCCACCCACCGACTGTGCATAAGTAGGAGGCTCATTTAAAAGACCTTCAGTTAATGTTTGTTGTTTTTTTAAGTCTTCAACAATTTTATAAAGTTCAGCAATATTGGTTGTTTGATCTGTATACTTTTTATCAAGACCATATAAACTCTTCTTTAACTCTGCAATATTATCATCATAATCTTTAGGTTGAGGAAGATTGGAAATTTCTTCCTTTAATCCATCTAAGTAAGATTTAAGAGTTTCATTTGATTCTGTACTCTTACTATAAGACTCCTCGATCTGTTTCTCAATATTTTGTTTTGTCTCATTGAGTTTACTTAGTACACTTTTCTTTAACTTTCTATCATCATCTTTAAATGATCTTTGATACTCCCATATTTTAATGGCAGATTCTTTTAGTTCCTCATATATCTTATCTTTCGCTTTCTTTAATTCTTCAATCTCTACTCTTTGTTCAAAATCTTTAAGATCTATATTTTCAGTTAATTCATCAAGATCAGAATCAAATTTAGTTTTAAGATCCTTTATATGATCTCCTACCTTAACAAAATCATCATCAATGACACTAAAAGTTTTTCCAATCCATGAAAAATCAGGGACTTCATTAACCTCATTAACCCATTTTGGGAAAGTAGGAATTTGTTCCTTGACCCTATCAATAGCCTCACATATTGCTTCTATCTCACCATCATAATATTTTGGTTCTGGAAGATTTTTTATCTTCTCTTCAATCGTATTTAATTGATCATCATAATATTTTACTTCAGGGAGGTTCTTAACTTCCTCTCTTACTAAATCAATTTGCTCACATATTGCTTCTACTTCGGTGTCGTAATACTTTACTTCTGGAACTTCTGGAATACTTTCTTTTAATTCTTCTAAGTGTTCAGAAAGTTCTTTAAGTTCATTATCATAATATTTTATTTCTGGAATATCAGGAATACTTTCCCTGACATCATTTACCATACGAACTAACTCACCCCATTGAGGTGCTTTAATTACATCAACAGTTTCATATTCAGTTGGGACATAATCATCTTGCCAATTATCCGTTTTTACTTCTTCTTTTATTTCCTCTTCTTCTTTTTCTATAAAATCTTCTACAGAGGGTAATTCTCTCTCCTCTGATATAAATTCATCTACTGATGGTAATTCTTCCGAATTATCTTTATGGTCTTCTATAGACGGCAAATTTTCAATATTGTCTTCCGACATGTTATGAGTAGTTTCGGTACTTTGGGATTTCTCTCCCTCAACTTATTTATCGACTTGGGGAAGTCCAGTTTTTATGAGTTTAGCTAGTTCTGCTGTGGATCCCACAAACAATGCATTATTAACAGTATTTGGTCCTTTGGATTGTTGTTCTTCATTCACATCTTTGAGTTTTTTCTGAAGATCCATTAACTTATCAGTGGCATCAGAAACACTCTTAATCAACTGACCTGCTACTTCATATGCTCTCGGCATGTCGCTCTCTTGAGCAAGTTCAAGAATTCCGTCAATTGCTTCTTGTCCTTTTTCAATGATAGAATATAAATTGCCTCTTGTATACTCATAATCTCTAGTTATATCATCTTTTGTAAGTTTATCAGGTTTTTGTATTCCAACAGGTTCTTTAACTTCAACAGAATCCACTTCTACTTCAGTAGGGGATATATTGAAAGCATCATCTAATTTTTTCATTTTTATAAGAAGGATCCATCAAATCCAAAGTCATCTCCAATTTCTATGAGAGAATTAGTTGTGGCAGTAACTTTATTGACTGCAGCACCAGAAACGTGTGCAGTTGGTGCAGTTCCATCTTGACCTCTTTTAACAACCAACTTGTTACCACTCTTCTTATCAACATATATTGACTCACTATCAACAATTACATATGTATTAAGTTCAATACCAGAAGAATCGTTAACCTCCATTAGAGTACCTTCAACACCCATGTCTTCAGATAGATTGGTGGTTACATCATTATCATAAGCCTTAGTAGCACGAGGAACAACAGAGTATGTAACATCTCTTGTAGGTGTCTTGGTAGTACCACCAACAACGTATCCAATTTTTGCAGATTTGATAAGATCTTTGGATGCTGCAGCAGTATCTCCAACAGGACCAAATAGGTATGTTTTGGCAGTAAATCTAAATGTATAAATTAATGATCTACGAGTTGTATAATCTCCCTCATAATCATCTTCCATTGTGATGTTTTCAATAATAACAGGAATATCTCTTTTCTCTCCAATAGTACTTACAAGGTCTACACTTAAATTATATGCAGGTTGGAAATATGGTAATATCTGTTCTACAATCTGAAGCATATCATCATTTAACTTTGTAAATACTGAAAGTTCAAAAGACATATTATAAGGAACAGGCATATATGTTTTTCTAATAGCCGTTGCAATTCCTACTGTATGTGATTTAAATGTTTGAGTTGTTGTTACTTTTCTTGATCCATCATACTGCAAACCAGTAAATTCAAATGACATTCTAGGTAATGTCACAGAAGTTGGTTTATTGAGATCGGGTGATTGCTGAAGACGTGCTAAAAACTTCTGAGTAGGTCCATATGCAAGAGGAACTCTGATAGTGCTTACAACATTATCATCAGAATCTTCATGTTGGATTTCTATTCCATTAAAAAGGGTTCCAAACGAAATAATCGTTCTTCTCAATATTTCGTGATAAAAATACTCAAACATTTCTATAAACCTATTGTATTATATTTAGGGAGTTCCAAATGGATTCTTTTCACTAAAGTCTAAAATAGAATCTGCCTGAGTTTCTATCTCTAAGTTATCAGGATATTCACTTACAGTATTATCTAGTTGTTCTGTCTTCAATTGATAAGTAGCTCCACTTTCTTCTCCAGTAATAGTTTCTCCTGCGATAAAGTCTCCTGTAGTATTGGATATGACCAAGGTGTCTGTTACAGCATTCCATGTCTTCACAAGTGCTGTCTTACCACTCTGTGATCCAGTTATAGTCTCATTCC